ACGAATAATGAGGTGGTTGAGCTCCCCACGAAGTCAATCGGAGCCATTTTTGAACGTAGGTGCTGCGTTAAAAGCACAAGCGGCGGACGCCGCGGATTATGAAGTGTTGCACAATCTTCAATGTAAGTGCGACGTCGACAAGTATGGAATGTGGGGTATAGCTGCTTCAGCAGTCCTTTATGTTGTATTTGCACTCTTCCAAGAATATGTTGGAGGTGGAAGCAAAAGAGTACTTTATGTCAAGAACGATAGTGACAAAAGTACTAGGACTGCAGCAGTAGCTGACTCCATACTTCGCCCTCATGCTGAAGAAGTTCAAACTACTCACATTGATAGTAGGAACATCTCAGTAGCACAAGATGAAACGGAAGTTCAAAATGTGAAATTTGTTGATATGCATTCTGGTTTTAAACACGAACAGAAAAGTTCTTTTGATTCTGTTCGAGATCATGCTTTTATCCAAGATGCAACTTTACAAGATTTCTTTGAACGTCCTGTTTTAATCCACACTGCGGAATGGACACCTGGTTCACCTTTAACACAATCAAGAATCAATCCTTGGTCACTGTTCTTTGACAATGCAAGGGTTATTAATCGTATTTGTAATTATAGGTTACTCAGGTGCAAATTGCATATTAAGGCTACTATTAGTGGTTCACCGTTCCATTATGGTAGAGCCATGTTAGACTATTTGCCAAAACATGCAAGTGATAGTTATACTTCTATCAGAAATCCCTATATAGATTTTGATTTCACATTAGTGACCCAGAGGCCACACATCATTCTTGACCCTACAGAAAGTCAAGGTGGAGAGATGGTTTTACCATTTTTCCATGAATATGATGCTTTGGATATCACTGACAGTGATTGGGCTTCTATGGGTATGCTTACGCTTTCAGAGTTTTCAGCTCTAAAATCAGCATCAGCCACATTAGATCCTATCACAATTAAAATCTTTGCATGGGCAGAAGAAGTTAAATTTGCCATTCCAACAGCACAAGCACCCCCTACACTCACAGCTCAAGCTGAACTTGTTGCTCAAGCTGATGAGTATTCTAAGAAACCAGTGTCATACGTTGCAGGTGCGATTGCAACTATGGCAGGATCTATGAAATCTGTACCCGCTATTGCTCCTTATGCGAGAGCAACCGAAATCGGTGCCAAAGGAGTTGGAGC